AAGCCGCAACAGCCGACGCAATGCGTACAGCCATAGAGCGCTACAGAGCCGAACGACCACCGTTAGAGCGCAACCACACAGTACCGGGCAAAAACCCCGTAAGCCATGACGCAGCGCGTAGAGCTTTCGGGCGTTCTGGCAATGCGCGCGAACGTATCTACAACGTTATAAAAGCACACCCGGACGGCTTGACCGTTCACGAACTACGCCAACTAATAACGATGCATTTCCATACCGTCGCAGCGCGCGTAAGTGATCTAAACCTAGAAGGTTGGTTAGTAGACAGCGGGCAACGCCGCCCCACAGACACGGGCGCTATGGCTACCGTATGGGTAATCGCAGAATGAATAACTGGCAGTTTTTTTGGGCCGTGTTCTTCGGCTGGACAATGCACAGCGCGTGGGCAGCCATGCGACGTATGCAACGCGAAATAGAACGCGAAGAACTACGACGCAACAAAGATAGGCAGTGGCGATGAGCGACAGCTACGACGGCGTACCCCGTAAAATTGAATGGGCAAAAGACTCACCGGGCATCGACAACCCCTATAAAGAGCAACTACTAGTAATGACCGCCGACCGTGACGCATGGCGCGAATACGCCAGCGAACTAGGTTTCTACCGATCATGGGCCGACACATTGGCTCGAGCATTAAACGACGGCGACGCCGTAAAAGCCTACGAACTAGCCAAAGACTACAAAGGCAAACGGCATTACGATGAGCTTTGACCTATCCGAATATGTAGACGTTAAACACCGCCTAAACCTTGCGCTACACAAACACCCCGATTTACGCATAGTCGAGGACGCCCCCGAACTAATCACAATTGGCGAACGCATCTACATTCAATGCGCCGTAACTGTCTTTCGGTCGGCCGATGATCTACTACCCGGGCGCGCGTACTGTTGGGAAGTATGGCCCGGACGTACACCCTTCACTAAAGAGTCGGAACAGCAAAACGGCGCTACCTCAGCCCTTGGGCGTTGTCTTGGGTACATGGGTTTTGGTATTGACACCGGCATAGCGTCGGCTAACGAAGTGCGCACAGCACAAGCCAATAACCACCCGTCTACAGACCCTATGAAGCCGGGCGAATACCGACCGCGTTACCCTAAGAACGACGAACCTACAGAACGTGCAGCGGTCGGCTCAAGAGCTACAGCAGCGCCAGCCTCGCCACACTTCCCGCATGCCACTAGCGACAAGCCACGAGGCCTAGCAACAGACGCACAACTACGCCTATTAAACACAATGCTAAAAGAGCGCGGCCTACCCATGCCCGACGCCGGCATAACCTTTACAGAAGCCAGCGACGAAATAGGACGCTTAAAGCTGATACCAAAGGCTAAATAATGCAGCTGCTCGCATGGTACGCGCTGCTAATCTCAATCGGTATCGCATGCCTACAAGGCATACGCAAAGACTAAAAGAGTTGGTACCCGGTGTGTCTCGCCGGGCTAAGTTAGGGAATTGAGAAGCCTAGCCAACATGATTTACAACCTATGAACGCATGACCTACACCGGTTGCATGGTGGCGGGTAACACACGGCAAGCGTGGGTAGACAAGCGCGCCCCATTTCATAGCTAAACAGCACGACCGCATGGCGTGGGTGTAAGACGCTTGAGCAGAGTAACTATGGCGTCGTGAACCGCGACAATAAAGAAAAGGTCGGGAGTGTGGCTAGGTGGCACCCACACGGGCAGGTATACCCGTACTAGGCTCGCTCATAAACTAAACAACCCGATAGGCCCCAATGACTACCCGACACGTTAAACAAACCCAACAACACCTACACGCGCACAGCTCGAGAGCAACCGCAGCGAAGCAAGGGCGGTAGCAATGCCACGCCAACACACAACGCAAGACAAAGAGTATGCAGCAGCGCGCAGAGAACTACTAGCAGATAACCCCCTATGCCATTGGAACTGTGGACGCATGGCCACCGAGGCCGATCATGTCGTGCCGTACGTATTGGGTGGTTCAAATCAAATCGACAACTTGGTACCTAGCTGTAAACCATGTAACGCGTCTCGTGGTGCAACTCTCGGTAATCAGTTGCGCAAAGGCCGACACGAAGCAATAGCAGCAGCACAAGAACAACCACAAAGAGCGGTCAAGCGCAAGCGCACAAGCGACGAAAGTTATGTAACTAATAATAATAGCCCCGCAAACCCAAGCCCTGTAACAAGTTTTTTTACGCCCGAAAACCTTCCTGCCCCCGTCGCACCATATCGTATATCCCAAGAACCACTAAGCGTGGTCGAAACTGGCGACGACCGGCCAAGACTAGAAACGATTACGCCCGATGACGTCCGATCACGAGCTACGGAGATATTGGGTTTCGCTAGGGACGTGTTAGGCGTAGAGCTTTACCCGTGGCAAGTCCGTTGTTTACATGGCATCACCGCTTTAGATGACGACGACAATTTTTTACGCCGGGTATCGCTTTTGTCGGTTGCGCGACAGAACGGTAAAAGCCTTTTGGGTGCAGCTTGTATTGGGTGGTTTCTTACTATTGAGGCACCGCGCCGGGGCGGTAGTTGTGTTGCTATCTCTGTAGCGCACAAACTCGACCTAGCCGTTTCAATGTTTAAGTATCTCGCCCCAATTTTGCAGGAGAAATTTGGCGCTAAAGTTTCGTGGTCGTATGGCCGTAACGAACTAGAAATACACGGGCATCGATGGATTGTTAGAGCAGCTACGCCCCAAGCCGGTCACGGCTATAGCGCGTCATTTCTTTATATAGATGAATGTTGGGACATTTCCGAAGATGCAATAGACACCGGGCTACTTCCCACGCAACGTGCCGTAACTAACCCTATTTGCCTTATGGTTTCTACAGCTGGCACGCAAAATAGCCATGCGTTGCTACGTTGGCGCGGTCAGGGTTTACGGCAGATAGACGCCGGCGAAGTTGGCCCTATGTATTTTGCCGAATGGTCACCACCGGCAACACTTGACCCGATGAGCCCCGAGGCATGGAAAATGGCTAACCCGTCCATCGGTCGGGGTGGTCTAACTATTGACGTTTTACACGCCGAAGCTAAAGCACCTAACCGGTCGGCGTTTCTTAGATCATCGGTAAACATTTGGGTAGCCAGCAGCACCGCATGGCTTGAGCCGGGACTATGGGCGTCGTGCGCAACTACCGACCCAATACCTAAAGGCGGGACATTATCCGTAGAAACTTCGATAGACGGTACGCGCTATGTCGGCGTTCGCGCCGTACAAGACGGCAATAGATCATTAGTTACCGTCGCTTTTGACGTAGACAGCCTTGCGGCAGCGTGGGAACGTATTGCGGAACAAATGCGCGACCCGTCGCTACAACTAACAATTACGCCACCGTTTGAGATTTCATGCCCCCGGGAATATGACAGCCGCCGCGCCATAGTTGGCTACCGAGAGCTAGGCCGATGGACACAAGGCGTACGCGCTTTAATTGTCGAAGGTCGCGTAGCACATTCAGGCGAAATATCTTTAGTAGAGCAAACCGAACGCGCAGTACTTGTACGCCACCAGCAAACCGTAGCTTTATCATCGGCCCGATCTAGTGGCCCTATCGAAATGGGCCGCGCTATGGTGTTCGCTGTCGCCATGGTTTCACGCCCCGCAAATAACGCTAAACCTATTGTCGCGTTCTCTAACGGTTAGCATTAGTTCGGTTTTGGGGCGCGTCGGGCGCCCCAATTCCACCCAACCGGCTAAACCTTGTGGCATAATGCGCCTATGGCTTTATTTCGACGCGACCCAAAACCCGTTTACGGCATAGCCGAACCTGAAGTAAAAGCCGCTGTAGGTTACGGATACCAACAGCAAGGCAATCAAGGCGCTAGCCAAATTGGGCCGCCGTATTACGCATACGCAGACGACGCAGCGCGCGCCCGTTGTATGTCAGTACCGACTATCTCCCGCGCCCGTGATCTCATCGCGTCGGTCATTGGCTGCCTACCGCTTGAAATGTATACCTTGCAATGGAACGGCGAAGAAATGGAAGAAATACCATTAGCGCCCCGCAGCTGGTTACAACGGTTAGACCCGGACAACACAAACAATTTTACGCTTTCATGGTTATTCGACGATTTATTTTTTTTCGGCGTGGGCTACCTACACGTCAAAACTAGGACGGCCGACGGCTACCCCGCGTCGTTTCAACGTCTACCGGCAAATCTTGTAACAACTTTAGATCAGCAAGGTAACGTAAGTTTTGGCCCGTCTAAACAGCTTATGTTTTTAGGTTTACCGCTCGACTACAAAGACGTCGTACAATTTATTAGCCCTATTCAGGCGCTTACAACCGTTGCCCCGCGCGCTATTGACACGGCGCTAAAGCTTGAGCAAGCAGCAAACCGTAACGCGGTCGCGGTGCAACCTTCCGGCGTACTTAAACAAACTGGCGGCCAGCCTCTAAGTAGCGAAGAATTAGCACAAATGGCGCAATCGTTTAACGTGGCCCGCATGTCTAACAGCGTTGCCGCAATCTCGGAGCACTTGACGTACAGCGAAACCAGCGCAACACCGGACAAAATGCTATTAAGCGAGGCCCGCAACTTTCAAGCGCTCGAAATGTCACGCCTAGCCAATATCCCGGGGTTTTTATGCAACTTGTCTATTGGTGGTTACAATTATTCGAACAACGCTGACGCCCGCCAGCAGCTATGGCTATTTGCATGCAAGGCCTACAGCGAGTGCATATCGCAAACATTGAGCGGAGACAACGTACTCCCGCGCGGTACCTATGTACGGCTAAACCCTAAACAGTATTTAGCGGCCGACTATATGGGTGGCTACGGCGGCGAAATGCCCGACGAAATGCCAACAATCGAAGAAACAGTTAGAGTACCTTTGAACTAATGATTAAATTAACCGCTACCGCAATCACAGTAGACGCAGCAGCACCGGACGGCAGCCGTACCGGGCAGCGTGTAATTATGGGCATTGCCGCCCCATATGGCGTAACCGCGTCCGTAAGTTCAGGCGAAACGGTTTTATTTGAACCGGGCAGCCTTTCCGCGCCTGATCGCATGCCACGCGTTTACATGTTCCACGACTCGAGCCAACCCGTCGGCATTGTTACGCAGCTCGATAATTCAAGCCCTAACGAACTGCTATTTTCTGCCCGCATTAGTGCTACGCCTCTCGGGGATACCGCATTGACTCTTTCAGCAGACGGGGTACTTGACGTGTCCGTAGGTATCTCACCGCAGCAATGGACAACCGACGACGCCGGCGTAATGCGCATCACGGCAGCTGTAATCGACGAAATTTCGTTAGTGCCACAACCGGCATTTAACGCCGCCAAAATAACCGAGGTTTACGCGTCGGCAAGTATCCACCACAACCCCGACGATTTAGACAATAATCAAGAAAACCCACTAGATGAGGAAACCCCCGAAATGGAAAAGACACCCGAAGTAGCAGCCGTAGAGGCAGCAACACCAACCGCGCCAATTTGGGCCGAAGCGCCTAAGCGTTTCACTATGCCTAGCGCAGCGCAATACATGGCCGCCTATGCGTCTAGCCCGTCAGAGTTTGCGCAAATTAACGCACAAATTAAAGCTGCCGCGCCTTTTATCGACACCAGCTCGACCCCCGGTATTTTGCCAGAAATCATCACCGGCACTGTCTACGACGGACTTAATCCGATTAGACCGTTTGTTAGCGCAATCGGGACTAGGGCTATGCCTACAGCTGGTGCAACGTTCCGCCTTCCAAAAATTACGGTACGACCAGTCGTAACGCAGCAGCCAACAGGCGAAAATACAACGCTTGACCCTTCGACCGTTACCGTGTCAAATACCGACGTTTCTAAACTCACATTCGGTACATACGTAACCATGTCCGAGCAAGATCTTGATTGGACAGATCCCGCATCGCTCAATATCGTTCTTGAGCAGCTTGCCATTGCATACGGACAGGCAACCGACAACTACGCCATTGACAACTGCCACGCCGCAATCGTTCAGACAGCATCAGTAGCCGACACCGCCGTAGGTGCAGATTGGGTAGCAGCCGTTTACGACGGTGCGCGCCAAATCTCCGAAAGCTCGAACTACTTGCCTAGCCACATGTTCGTAACACCCGCCAGTTGGGCGGCGCTTTCAAGCAGCGTAGACGACCAAAACCGTCCGGTATTTCCATACACGGGCGCACCTAACCTCATGGGACAAAACGCAGCAGGCAACGCAGCAGCGAACACATGGAACGGCAACCCGCTAGGCCTTG